TAAAGGCAGAATCAAAAAAACAAGCTGGCCTAAGAGCATCTTCAACTGCAGAAGCTAAAAGGCGTGGCGTTTCTGGAAGGCGTGGGACTATTTTAACTGGTAACTTAGGTCTTACTGGAGAGGCAAACACTGCCGTTAAAACACTATTAGGATTTTAGATGGCGACTAAACGACACAAGATTGAAGTTTTACGTGGAGAACTTAAAAATGAAAGGGCTACGTTTCTATCTCATTGGCGTGATTTAGGAGATCATATTCGACCAAGAAGGCCAAGATTTACTGTAAGTGATACAAATAAAGGGGAAAAGAGAAACCAGAAGATTATAGATTCCACAGCCACCACAGCGTCAAGAACATTACGCTCTGGAATGATGAGTGGTATTACATCCCCAGCTAGACCATGGTTTAGATTAACGACACAAGATCCTGGGCTTTCTGAGTTTGGGCCAGTTAAACAATGGTTGTTTAACGTTCAAAATAGAATGTCCACTATATTTTTACGATCTAATCTCTACAATGTGCTACCCATTATATATGGAGATATGGGTGACTTCGCTACCGCCGCCATGTATATGGAGGAGGCTTTCGATGGAGATGTGGTTCGCTTTTTTGCTCAGCCTATTGGTAGTTATTATCTTGCTAACGATGAAAAACTAAGGGTAAGAACCTTCTTTCGAGAATTTCGCATGACTGTCAGACAGATAGTCAATGAATTTGGAAGAGAAGATGAAGGGGATGACATTGATTGGGACAATATTTCCTTTCATGTTAGGAATCTTTGGGATCAAAATCTTAAAGAAACATGGATTGACGTGGGCCATGTTATACAACCGAACCCAGAATTTGATCCATCTAAACTTGAATCTAAACATAAGAGGTATTTATCGTCTTACTTTGAGTTCGGATCGGTGACTGGATCTAGCCAACAACATGTTAGTTTCCAGCAAGAGGATAGGTTTTTAAGGGAGAAGGGTTACGACTTCTTTCCTGTATTGACTCCTAGGTGGGAAATTACTGGAGAAGATGTGTACGGGACGAGTTGTCCAGGGATGGAGGCTTTAGGGGATATTAGACAGCTTCAACTTGGCGAAAAGAGAGCTATGCAAGCGATAGAAAAGATGATCAATCCCCCGATGATGGGGCCTACATCTCTTAGAAACCATCGATCAAGTATATTACCAGGAGATATTACTTATGTCGATGTGAGGGATGGTAACGCTGGGTTTAGACCTTCACATGAGGTTAGGTTTGCTATTCAAGAACTAGAAGCTAAACAAGCACAGATAAGGCAAAGAATAAAGAAGGTTTATTTTGAGGATCTCTTTTTAATGCTTGCTCAATCTGATAGAAGAGAGATTACGGCTACGGAGATTGATGCAAGGCGTGAGGAGAAGCTATTGGCGTTGGGTCCAGTGTTGGAGCAACTAAACCAAGATTTACTTGATCCACTGATTGACAATACATTTGCTATTATGGAAAAGCAGAATCTTATTCCGCCCCCTCCTGGGGAGTTGCAAGGACAAGATTTAAAGGTAGAATACATATCCGTTATGGCTCAGGCTCAGAAACTTGCTGGACTTGCTGGTATTGAGAGATTTGCTGGATTTGCTTCACAAGTGGCATCAACAACTCCACAGGTTTTGGATAAGATAGACACTGATCAAATGATTGATGTCTATGGGGAAATAACCAGTGTACAACCTGGTATTGTGAGATCCGATGAAGATGTAGAAGAAATAAGGCAACAGCGGTTAGAGGCTGAAAGGGCTCAGCAGCAAGCTGCGCAAGCGCAGCAAGTTGCAGCCGCCACTAAAGACTTAGCTGGGGCTGATCTTGAGAAGGACAATGCTTTATCAAGGCTTGTGGGCCAATCAGATGCAGGAAGGCTGGTATAATTATCAATATGGGGGAGATAAATAAAATGAAGAACCTAATGGTAGTAGTAATGTTAATAACCGCAACATCTTGGGCTTCTTTTGTTGGTAAAGACAGCTCTGGTGTTGATGTTGGACATTTTAGTTCATTAAAATGTGCTGCGTCACTTGGATCTTGTACCAAATCATCTGGGGATTTTTTAATTGATGTATTTGGTAGTGGCGGGGTCTTTACTATGTCTGATTCTGAGACAATGACTAACGCTAGCGACGTTATTACTTTTGCATATGATGATGCTGCTGCTAATTTTAAAATCTCAGCGTTTGAGGCCACTAATTCTAATCTTTATTTAATTGCAGATGAGTCTGATGATAACGGGGATGATTGGATGCTATCGAGTGTTGCTAGCAACAATTCATTTACTTTTTCGAACGATTCTTCTGGATCTCAATCAACAATTACCACCGTAAGCAAAGATGGTGACTGGACATTTGCTGGTACAACACCGTATTTGATTATAGGAGATTCTGGCGAAGAAGATGCTGGGCTGCAATTTGCTGGAAACGCCCAGAGTTATAATATTTCACTGGACGATTCGGCTGATGATCTTGTAATTGGACTTGGCGTTGCCGCTGGAACGACTGATGCTCTCAGGATTGATGAGAATCAAGACGTTACAGTTGTTCAGGACTTGCTGCCTCTGAGCACTATCACTGGTGATGGTGGAGCAGCTTTGGTTGGTATGCTTAATAACCAAGTGGCTTCGGCTTCCGCTACGCTAACAATTGCTCAATGTGGTTCGACAATAGTGAGTAACTCAGCTGATGTTGAGGTTCTACCAGAGGCTTCTACGGCGCTTGGCTGTAGGTACACGTTTGTGTGTGGAACCGCTGATGACTTTGATGTCAATCCGAATGATGGAACAGACACCATTGGTAATTACTCATACATTTCTGGTACTAATACTACTGTTGATGTAACGCCTTCTGCTGGTGATGCCATCAGATGTACTGACATCGGAGATGGTTTCGTTCTTGAGGCAGTTGGTGCTGACCTTTGGGCTGTTATCTCAGTGATGGGTGTTATCACAGACGTGAACTAATGAATCAGCCACTAGTTAGAAACGCTGCCGATAAAGAACAGGTTAAGGGTGCTAAGCGTAAAGAGAAAAGTAGAAGAGAAAATGAAGTTGTTGATACGCAGTACATCTTATCCAGCTTTAACGGCAGGCGTTTCTTGTGGCGATATTTAGAACTATGCGGTGTTTTTAAAACAAGTTTCTCTCCAGAATCTAGCCAAGCGGCTTTCAACGAGGGGCAGAGAAACGTAGGTCTTAGGTTGCTATCGGATATTAACGAAGCAAATCCTGATGCCTATTTACAAATGATGAAAGAATCAAAGGGAGATAAGTATGTCTGAAGAGGCAGTAAAAGAGGAACAAGTACAAGAAGATACGAAGGTAATAGATGCCGAAGATAAGCCGAAGGCAGCTGAAGCAGATAAAACAGTGGAAGAGGCTCTTTACGGTGATGGTAAGCCAGCTGAAGAAAAGCCGAAGGAAGAAGAAAAGCCGAAGGAAGAAGAAGACACTGCTGGCGTTTTAGAAGATAAAAAAGTTTCAGAGGAACCGAAGGAAATTAAGTATGATCTTAAACTTCCAGAGGTAACGCCGTTGGATGCTAAGGCTGTGGAAAGGACTGTGGCATTTGCCAAAGAGCAGGGACTTTCCCAAGAACAAGCACAAGCAATCCTAAACAGAGAGAGTTCGGAACTCTCTTCCTTTGTTGAAAGCCAAAAAGAAGCAATGGTTGAGTTGACAACTCAATGGGCTGAAGAAGTTAAAAATGACAAAGAGATTGGAGGCGATTCGTTCGATAAGAGCGTAGAGCTTGCAAGACAAGTTGTCAGAAAATTCGGCTCTGCTGAGTTGATGCAACAACTAAGTGATACTGGATACGGGAATCATCCTGGTCTGGTTAGAATGTTCGTAAAGGTCGGACAAGCAATGACAGATGACCAATTGGTTAGAGGCGCTTCTGGTGCTAAACCCAAGAAGTTATCTATTGCTGAACGTCTTTACGGTGAAGATAAACCACAATAAAGGAGTTAAATCATGGCAACTTTAGCATCTAACGTGCTAACACTTGCTGACTGGGCTAAGAGACTTGACCCAGACGGCAAGGTATCAGCAGTTGTAGAAATGCTTAGTCAGAGTAACGAGGTCCTAACAGACATGCTTTTTATGGAAGGCAACCTTCCTACTGGGCATAGGTGTTCAGTACGCACTGGACTTCCAAGTGTCTACTGGCGCTTGTTAAACCAAGGTGTTCAGCCTTCCAAATCAACGACTGCGCAAGTCGATGAGGGGGTTGGTATGCTGGAAGCATACAGTGAAGTCGATAAGGACTTGGCTGAGCTTAACGGCAACACCTCTTCGTTCAGGCTTTCGGAAGCTCAGGCTTTCGTTGAAGCAATGAACCAGGAGATGGCGTCCACAGTTATTTACGGTAACTCTGGGACAGCGCCAGAAGAGTTTAACGGCCTTGCGATTCGTTACAATGATACTTCTGCTGATAATGGGCGGAATATAATTGACGCTGGCGGTACGGGCTCTGACAACTCATCCATCTGGTTGGTGAACTGGGGAGCGCAAACTTGTTTTGGGGCGTTTCCCAAGGGCTCTAAAGCTGGATTGGTTCATGAGGATCTTGGGCTAGTAACAGTTGAAACGACAGCCGGAATTGCTGGTAATCGAATGCGTGCTTACCAAGATCACTGGCAGTGGAAACTAGGTGTGGTTCTTAAGGATTGGAGATACGTTGTTAGGATTCCTAACATTGATATTTCCAATTTGGTTGGCAAATCATCGGCTGCTGATCTGTATGACCTTATGATTAAGGCCATTCACAGAGTTCCTAATATCCGACTTGGAAAGCCTGTGTTCTATATGAA